CTGTTTGAAGATATTGACTCAAGTATCTACATGAGAAGTGGAATATATCGTGTGACACACACAAAAAACCAAAAAACAGGTTTATATAAAATACCTATTACACTACATGAAGCATACAACAAAACATATCAACAGATACACGAGATGGCTAAAGACCCACGCTTTGAGTATCCATATGAATTATTAGATGGAGATTGTGAGTTAGAAGGCTATATATGCCTAGATGTACCAAAAATAGGGCAGCAAGGCAAAGTAAGTGAACCAACGAAGGTTGTACCATGTGTGCAGACAATGTTGCGAAATGGGCCTGTAAGCGGCTCTAGACATAACACACTACTAAGAATAGCTAGTTACTTGAAAAGAAATGGTATTCCAAGTGAGTATGCAAAAGCAGTGCTATTGCACTGGAACAATAACGTGTTAAATGAAGAAAGTATCATAGAAAAAACAGAATCTGTTTATAATGGTAACTACATGTATAGTTGTCAAGATGCCCTAATGAAAGAGCATTGTCAGACTAAGTGTATTTACTTTAAAAACAAGAACTACCATATCAACGTAAAAGATGCAGATACATTACAAAAAGAATACGAAGAAAGACTAGAGACAAACTTTAGAGGTAGAACTATACCTTTATCAGATATGTTTGGATTACATGGTTTTGACACTCAAATATATCCAGGCGAATTAGTTACTATATTTGGACCTACAGGTTCAAATAAAACTACATTAGCTCAAAATCTAGCACTTGGCGTAGACTTTAAAAATGATAGAATAAACAGAGATTGGCAAATCCCTACATTATTCTTGTCATTAGAATTATCAGCTTGGTATATGCACAGAAGACACCTTCAAATAGTGTCTGGGTTATCTAAAGAAGAAGTAAATGATAACTACAAAGAAATATATAAGCAACACGCTGATGAACTAAGACATTTGCAAATACAAACAGTATCACCCACACTAACGTCCATACAAGATAAAATTAAAGAGCTAAATCCATATTGTGTAGTTGTAGACTATATTGATTTAGTAGAAACACCACGAGATATTAAAGGTGAGTATGAGCAGATAAAATATATCTCTCATAATTTATCTAATATGGCAGTTAACTTAGATGTGATAATAATACAAATATCACAAGTAAGTAGAGAATACAGTAGAAATGATATACTTGATTTATATGCAGGAAAAGGCTCAGGTGCCATAGAAAATGCATCACGTAAAGTGATAGGTTTAAATGGACAAGCAAATACTAATGTAAAGCATGTAAATATGTATAAAAACACTGATGGTGAACTATTTGACGTAGAAGTTGAATGGCGAGAAAGCTTTAGATTAAGGAGAGTTTAATGGGTTACTTAATAACAATCATAATGGACGACCATTTAGCTATTGTAGAGCTATTTAGGACGTTTAGAATAGGAGTAGCTTGGATTAATGATGAGACAGGACGTGCATCATCATTAATTTTAGGCTTATGGAAGCTAGAAACTAACATTACGCTTGCAGTACGTAAGAAACTGACTTGGCATGAAGCAGGCGAAGCGTAAGATTACTAGTAGAATGAAGTTTTGGGAGGACAAGTTCCTCCCAAAGCTTAAAAAGCATCACGGAAACAGAAGTAAAGGTGTATTTCATCGTCTGATGAAAAAGTCATCTACGCTGAGAACTTCTTTAAAAAGAAGGAGCAGAGAGTATGAAGTATTATTTGACATTAGTCTTAAAGAAATTAGAGAGCTTATGTTATTGGCGTACGGAAAACAATGTAAATATTGCAAAGAAATACTTAAAGTTAACAATATGGTTTGTGACCACACTAATCCTATTAGCCACGGCGGAGATTCTATCAAGACAAATCTTCAAATGATATGTGCGCGTTGCAATACAAGAAAGGGACCTTTAACAGATAAAGTATACAAAAAGTTATTGGGTTGGCTAAAAAGACAAAACAAAAATTCAAGAGATTATATATTAAGAAAACTCGCTAGAAGCGATGTATTTAAATAAGCAGTGGGGAGATGTTAGCGTGAGCGCATACAAAGGTGAGTTTTTGGGTTATAGGCATGACCCGTCCTTTAACACCTTTTGAGGACACTGCTTAATTTTACTGGCTGGAAGTTGCAGGATAAAAACTCCATATAATGTAATAAATAACCGCAGTTATATCGTGGCATAACGTAGTTGTTTATTTCTTAGCGAAGAAGAAAGGGGAGAGTCAAACAATTAACAGGAGCTGTTATAGTTTGGTGCAGCTCTCCCCGCTCACATAAAGGAGATAAAATGATATTATTTGGAATGGTAATTAAATGTTATACAATACTTACTTTTATGACAATAACAGATGAAATATGGAACTTAAATAATCCACGTCCATATCCACAAGATAAGTATTATCAATTAGCAAATTGGGAAGAAAAAGACTTTATCTTTTATACAGATGGAACATACGTATTAAGAGAAAAAAGAAAAGCAGACAATACAACAAAAGCAGAAGCCAGGAGGTTATGGCATGAACGTAAAAATAAGCAGATTCGATAGAATAGGCATCAAACTAAAAAGGCTGTTAGGATGGAAAATAAAGGACCTCGCAAAACGATACAACGTAACGACAAGAACCATTTATCGTGCGTTGAAAAAATAATAAAACATCAAGAAAATCTGTTTAATCTAACATTTAGAGGCGGCAGATGGATAAGGAGATATAAAAATGGACTTAAAAAAAATAAAGAAGTCAAAAAAGAAAACAACTCTAGTAAACCTATCATCAGAGCAAAGAGACGCAGGTAGGACTGCTACAAAGAAAAAATTATCAACAGTAGACAGGCGAACAAAAGCTATTAAAAAAGCTGCTAATGGATGCTGGTGGATAGAATCATACTTAAATGGAGTATATCTTTGGAGAGCCAAGGAACAGATGAACGGAGTAGACGATGAGTAAATTCTACGATATTGATTTGCCTTTCGGAGTAAAATATGAGGGTACATTATCAGAATTATTGACAGCAGATACTAATAAATTAATCGAAGTCAAAACAGAACGTGATAAATGGAAAGAGACAGGCAATATATTTGTAGAATTTGTATGGCGTGGGACCTTGAGTGGTATAACAACTACCAAGGCTGATTGGTGGGCAACAATATTGACTCTTGAGGGGGAGATTCAAGGAATCATATTGTTGCCTACTAAAATAATGAAAGCCAAAGTCAAAAAGTTAATAAATGAGGGTATAGCTAAATATCCAGTAAAAGGTGGTGATGATGACGCTAGTGAAGGCGCATTAGTACCTATTAAGGAGTTAATGAACTATGAAGAATAAAATAGAGCTTTACAAAGAGAATCTGGATATTAGAAGACATGAGTCAGGGGCAAGATGGTATGCCCCTCATGGCTCATATGACTGGAAACCTTCAGTTACAACTGTTATTGGAGAAACTCTAAGTAAAGGCAAAGGGTTTGAGCAATGGCTAGGCAATCATCCCAGTTACAAAATTGCGTGTGAAGAACGTGATAAAGCAGCAGATAGAGGTACATTAGTACATGATTTAGCAGAAAAGTATATGCATGGTGAGACTGTGGAATCTGATAATGAAGAAATATGCAAACATTTAATGTCATTTGAAAAATTCTGGCGTGAATGGGAAGTACAGATGATAGAAACAGAATTATTTATGTGGCATAAAGATGTACCTTGGGCTGGAACGTGTGATATAATAGCTAAAATTAACGGTAAATATTGTATCGTTGATATAAAGACAGGTAACTATTATAAATCTCACGAAATACAGCTAAATATGTACGCAGAACTGCTATCTAAGATAGTAGATGAGCCAGTAGAAACAATAGCTGGGTTATATACTAAAGGAAGGTGGATTAGAGAACCTAATTACCAATTTAAACAATTTAAGTTTAACTTAGATATAGCTATATCAGTGCACAATGTGTGGAAGTTTTTACAAGGTGGTAATCCAAAGCCTAAAATGAAAGCAAAAATCAAAAGTAAATTCGAGATAAGGAGTGATGAAGATGAGTATAAGTTTTTATAGAGATAAG